GATAGACGGGCTGGAACGCCACATCCGGAATCGGCTGCCGGTCCCACAGGCAGTCGGTGGTCCGGCAGAACAGGTCGTACCCGTCCTGGATGTACTGGTTCAGCTCGGAGTCGGTCCAGATGTAGACAGCGGGGTCCTGGTCGGACAGCTTGCTCCGCATCCGGGTCCGCACCGTGCCAAGGGTATCAATCATTACCCACCACCCAGTACGCGGGTCCGGCTCCCACCTTCCACCTGGCCCCCACTCGCCTTCCCGAACCGGAGTGCGTTGGCGATCTCCAGGTACCGGGTCCAGAACGGGATCGCCTTCTTCAGCTGCTTGTCCATGCAGAGTAGCTCATAGTTGGCGTACTCGACACAGCCCAGGTGGAACTCCCTGGAAAACACCGGCACGTCGGTGTCCTGCACCATCCGGTCCGGGACCGCAGCGAACTTCAGGAGAAGGTTCTCATCGTTACCCCGAGGGAAGAAGCCGAGCGTCCACGGCCCCCGGGCCACGATCATCTGGGGCTCGCCCTCCAGCGTCTGCCACCGGTAGTAGTACTCCACGTCCAGCCGGTCCGTGCTCTCCCAATCAAGCCAGCGCCCCGTTGTCAAGTTCTGAATTCGGACGATGTTGAGAAATTGTTCTTCCCGCTTGTATTCGTCATGCAAGTTGTAGTAGAGGGAGTCGTCCAGCGGGAACTGCCGCTCCACCTCGTAGCAAGCGGAGTGGATGCACAGGTCCTGGTAACCGTCGTTAATGCAGTCCTTCATCTCCTCCAGGGTCCAGCGAATGGGGACATCGGTCTCCTCCATTCGCCGGATCACCTCGTTCTGCATAGCCAGGAAGTTCATCAGTAACCGCCGTAGAAGCCCATGATCTCCTGCATGCTGGGACCGCTACCGCCCGAGAGCCCCCAGCCCCTGGCGTACGGATCGTTGGGAGTCCAGCCGTGAGCGATGCGCTGCTCCTCCGGAGTGAGGGTGGAGCCAGGCCCGGCCCCGAACGGATTCGGCCGCGTCGTGGGAGGTGGGACGAACATCGGCGGTCTCTGGGCCTTTGGCGTGGTGGGCAGGAGCGTGTTGAAACGGGAGTCCTGCCCCGTGTTGGGGAGGTAATCGACGGGAGCATCGCCAGGAGCGAGCGGGTTCCCGAACTGATCCACCGCACCGCCCGTGGCCGAGTCCGCTCCCACTCCGCTGCCGAACACCAGGTTCCCGTTCGGACCTACAGTGAGGTTACCTCCGGAGCCAGCTGCACCAGGAGTGAACTGGTTGTAGTAGATCGGATTGGTCGGGGGCACGGATGACGGGGGTGGGGTGGCGTGGTACGGGTTGGGTTGCCCCGCTCTCCGGTCGAGCCCGTACGGGTCGAGCGTGTTCGCACGAGCCTGGTTCCCAGCCTCCCAGTTGTTGTAGGCACGGGGGTCAAGTCTCCCCCCTCCGTGATAGAAACTTGCAAAGTTGTTCAGGTTGTCGTAGATGGCGATGTCGTTGAACAACCCAGCCAGGCCAGGACCCCGCTCCTTCGTTCCCAGGTACTGGGATGCTTGCCGCTCGGCATAGGGGTTGCCTGCGTTGGCCCCAGCGAAGACACCAGGGACCCCGGACAGTTCCAGCATGTATTTGTCGTTACCTGCATTGGCGTTACCGAACCTTGCACCGAGTAACGCATCCACCCCACCGCGAGCCGAATTGAGTAGATCCTGCCCAGCCAGTTGCAGGCTCCCGGGGGCGGGGCTCCCCGGCATGGGTCCTGCACCGATCATCCCGGGCATCGATGTCGCGGCGACGGTCCCGGGAGCTGTGGCAGACGGGCGAGCACCGAGGCCAGCCCCCAACCCCGGAACGGCGGCCACATCGTCTCGGGTGGACCCCGGCAACATCCGCCGCTGGTTGGCCACGGCACCCTGAAACAGAGGGGCCATGATTCCGTAATTACCCATTGCTACCCCCTTGACACGTACGCACTGATGTGGTAACGTCTCTTACTATGAAGCTGAAGAACGTCGTATTCGGGTTCGGAGTCGCCTGGTTTGTAACGGTCGTTTGGTTCTTCTTCTGGACCTTGTTCATGGGGGGTGCCGCTGGTGGCTCCCACGAGCTGGAGAGGGTCTTCGACGTGGTGGCCTTGCTCGGCGCGCCCGCCGTCTTCCTCGGCTGCTTCTGGAAGTACAGCCGATGATCCCCGCTGTCATCGCACAGGATCTCTGCTGGTTCCTGGTGGTCCTGGTGATTCGGGACCTGGCCCCCCGCAGGATGCGAGTGCTCTGCAACGTAATGCTCTGTTACATCGTTGTGGAGACTTTCCTCCACGTCCCGATGGAGAACGCGGTGGCTCACGCTGCACTGTCCTTGGGCTTCTGAGCCCATTCAGGGGTGATGAACTCGTGCAGCCGATCCTTCACCGAATCGAAGTGCTTCTGGGTGACCGGCTCGGGGGTCGGCAGGTGCCCGCACTGGACCCCGGTATCGGCGAATAGCTGGAACCCCAGCTCGGCCGCCTTCCGGCAGAAGAACAGGTCCTCGCTCACCTCCGCGTTGTACTCGAAGTGGGGCACGTCCATCTTCCGGATCATGGCCATGCTCGTGTACACGCAGCCGAAGCCGCAGCCGTCCACCGCGAGCACCACATCCTCGGGCCAGCTGGTGAGCCAGGTGAAGCCCGTCTTGTGGCGGGCTCCCACCAGGGGCCAGTACGGGGGCGACTTCTGGTAGTAAAAGCCCGTTACAAAGTCCTTGCCGTAACAGGCGATACGTACTGCATCTACGGGCAAAACGATGTCGCTGTCGCACCAGAAGATCCCATCTACCTGATCGGGGCTGTCCAGTGCCGACCGGACAACCTGGTTGCGAGCAACATCAAACTTCTGCTTCTCGGGGCACGCGGGGCCGACCCAGGTAACGCCGTTCCTCGTCGCCTTCATGATGGCAGCGAACTGCGAATTCCGGGCTGGGGCCTCCACCGGGCCGTAGGTGGGAGAAGCAAAGATCAGATTCACCGGGACTCCTTGCGATCCGGCTCCTTGCGAGACCCCCTGGCCGTCTCGACATCGGCTTCGGGGGGAGGGGGGGCGTCCGGGGTGTAGCCACGGACCACCCGAACGTCCCCGTCGCTCTGGAAGAACGTGAACCCGTCCACGGTCCCGTCCTCGTTGATTGCGGTCACCAGGATGAAACCCTCCTCCACCTCCTGGAGCCCCGTCTGGGCGAGGACCAGCTGGGCCTCGGCTTCCACCTCCTCCACCACCACCTTGCCGTGCTCGTTGTACCCGCGAACCTTCTTCTTGACCTTCTTCGTCGCTGCTGCCATAACTGCCTCCCTTCTGTTGTAACGTCGTTTACGGGAAGAAGTACTCCCGAGAGATCAGCGGGCATCCGGGCGGCACCAGCGACGCCCTGATCCGGACCATGCCGGGACCCAGCCGCTTCAGCGTGTAGTTGAACAGGTTGAGATCGTCCTGGCTGAACTCGATCCGGTCCGAGCCCTCGATCACGTCGATGTCCAGGTTCTGCCCGTGGACCGACGGTGCCGCCTGGGTGCCATCTTCCAGCAGCGGGGTAACGGTGCCGTACACCACGCACCCGACGGGCACCACGTTGGCGACTCGGGTCACGCACTCCACACTGTGTACGTCTCCGAACACGCCACCGGCCAGCCGCCGCACCGGGCAGCCGATAGCGAGCGCGGGGTCCGCCACCACCGGAGACGCATTGGTCGGGCTGCTGCCCTGCGTCTGGCCATTCACGAACGTGGTGTTCTTGTCGCCAAAGTCCAGGCAGGCTGGCAGCGACATCACAGCGAACAGCAGGACAAGACGCCTCATCGCAGCCTCCATTACCTGATCCTGGGCGGGTGACCGTCCGCACACAGGTCGTTCTGGGCAATCATCACGTACATCGTCGCTTCCGCCCCGACCCCCGCTTCCCGCAGAGCGTCCAGCACCTCGTTGTCGCTCTTGCCCATGCACATGAGAATCCTGGTCAGGTTCACGAGCACGGTGGAAGTACCGGAGACGGGCGCTGGTGCAGGGGCCACCACCGTCGTCGTCGTCACCACCGGGCGCGGCGGCTGCGGGGGATCGGCCCTGCTCTCGTGCCACAAGCCCGCGCTAAGGCCCTGGAGATGGAACGCACAGCCGGGGAGGCAAGCCAGGGTAACGACCAGTAGCCACCTCACGTCGTGTACCCACTCCTCGTCTCATCGAAGCCGCCGAGCATGCGGACGATCGTCACCCGCCACACCTTCGGCTTCAGCCAGTCGTACCAAAGTAGGTTGGTAGGTTTGTAGTTCAGGGACCCGCAGGGGCACATGAGCCCCTTCCGGATCTCGGCCTTCTCCTCCAGGATCGTGATGAGCCGGGCGCAGCGATGGCACCTGTAGAAGAAGTAATCCATGCTACCCATGACGATGGCGGTTCTCATATCCCCGTGCACCCCGCGCAAATCGGGATGCTCGCTCGCTTTCCGGTGAAGTGAGCCTCCCTGATCCCAGTGGCGTGGGGACCATTGTAGACCTCCCGAATCGTCTGGGTCCTCAAGTCCCCAAGAATCTCTTTCCCCTCGCCGTCGAAACAGCACAGCGACACCCGTCCGTCCCAGAGCACCATGATCTGGCCCAGAGCACGGGAGCATCCAGCAGTGGGGGTAATGCGTGGTAGGTAGGTCTCCCCGGCCCAGTTGCCTTCCTGGTGAAGGAAACCTTGCCCACCCTCCCGGAAGTCTCCCCACATCGCCATGAAGATTTCATTCTCGCCCATCTCGAAAAGGTCCTTCTCGCTAACGGCCTTTACCACCACCCGGTACTTCCCAATCGCGGTGGCGTACCTGATCTGCTCCACCACCTTGTCGAAGTCGGGCAGGCCCATGATAGCGAGTCGCTTCTCCGCTGAGACAGCATTGAGCGAAACGTACAAGTTGGTGAGTCCCGCGTCAGCCAGGGCGACGGCCTTGACGTTCGTCAGGTGGGTCCCTGCGGTGTAAACGTCGATTACCCACTCGGGGCACAGCTTCCTGGCGAAGGCGATACGCTCCTCCAGGTACTGGTCGATGAGAGGTTCTCCCAGACCCGTGAAGCACACCGAATTGATCTGGGGGATGGTCGCGGCCTCGGTCAGGATCTTCCGGCAAAGGTCCCGGTCCATGAAGCCCTTCGCCCGTCGCATCCTGGGATACTCGCAGAAGACGCAGCGAGCGTGGCAAACGGCGGAAGTCTCCAGCTGGAGCTGGATGCCCGGAATGGACCTACTCTGTGTTACTTCCACGTTACCTCGCAAAACGTCCCCGACTGGCTGGCGGGGAACGGTAACCAGCCAGCCGGGGACTCGCTTACGCGAGGTGGTTCAGAGAGCCCGGATGAAGCCCTTGACGAGGGCCGCAGCGGGCGTGGCAGCCGTGGCGACGGCGGCGGCGGCGACGATGAAACCGCTCTTACCGTCGCTGACTCCGGAACGGGCGAGGTGCCACTGCGCCGTGACGGGAACGAGGATGTCTCCCGCCGCGATGGCCTGGGAGGCGTCGTTCGTGACCAGGATGCTCTGGCAGTAGCCGTAGGTCTGGAACTTGCCGTACGCCTGATCGGCGATGTTCTCCGCTGCCACTCCCACGAACAGGGACAGCAGCGCGGCGAGGGGCTTCGTCACCCGGTTGCCGTCCACGAGTGTGGCGGTCGTGTCCAGCACGGCGGGGTACCCTGCGGTCATGGTGGCTCCCGAGGCGTTGTAGAACACCCCGAAGCCGCGCTCGGCTCGGTCACGGTTGATGGTGGGGAAGTACACTGGATTACCTCTTATCTCTAGCGCCCTGTGTGTTGGGTGAAAGCTGCCGGGCAAAGGCGTTACCCGGCAGCCTACTTTCGCTCTCTGCTGTCAGTCTAGGTGAGAACCGTGTCCTTCGGGATGTTGAACCCGATGCCGTGCTTGCGCCGGTTGCTGGTGCAGGCCGCCCCCAACCAGAGGATGTGGCTGGTCTTCGCGTCCTGGTTGACGGGCCGCTGGAACGGATCGCTGATGAAGTTGGTCTGCTTGTCGTACCGCATCTCCCAGAACTTCATGTTCAGGAAGAACAGGCACCCCTTGTTCGTGGTCATCGCGCCCGGCGTCGAGTAGTCGGCGATGAACTCGTCCCACATGATCGTGGACCCCTTGAACTTGATGTTCTCGAAGGGGATGTCGGCCTTGCCGTAATCGGGGTTACGGTGGTAGCTGGCCAGGTAGGTCTCGTACTGCTCGTAGGTGCCCTGGTCGCAGAGAGCGAAGTCGGGCGGTCCCCCGGGACCCTTGGAGCAGTTGTTGTAGAGGTTCGTGAGCGCCGTGCGGTACGCCGCATTCGTGGTGATGCCGGTGAAGCTCTTGAACTGGTTTCTCCACCAGGTGTAGGTGTTCTGGGCGATGTTGCCGTACGTGAGCGCCGCCGTGGGATCGGGGGTCACAGCCTTGCCCAGCGGATCGAAACCGGACGCGCCGTTCGCGGCCGACACGTAAGGGACGATAGGAGACCCGCCCGTGGGCAGGTTGCCCTGGAGCAGAGCCTTCCCGAACAGCTCCTGGATGCCCAGCTCGGCCTGCTCGATCTTGCTCTCCAGCAGGTCGATGATCTGGGCCTCGTTGCTGTTCTGGCGCTCCTCCTTGCGGCTGATGGAGATGGGCACCGCCATCTGCCGCCAGTCGTAGAAGGCGGACGTGATCCCGTCCATCGGCGTGGTGTCGAGCAGATCGTAGCCACTGTAGAAGTCGGCCCGACCCAGCTCGTACATCAAGGGAATCTGAATCCTCTCCCCGATGTTGTCCACACCCTTGTACCCACGCTCCCGCTTGTTCTTGAGCCACCAGAAGAATGCATTCCCGGTGGAGATGTTGTCCTCCAGCGTCTTCCTGTAATTGAACAGGGTGGTGGAGAGCAGAGCATCGTAATTGAGCGTCAAAGAAGAAGGACTCGGCACAGTCGGCTCCTATCAGGTAACGGTGGTTACTCCCACCGCTCGCCACGCTTCGCCGCTGCGAGGGATGCCCGTAGCTTGTCGCCTTTGGACATCTTCTCGAAACCGGACGGAGGGCCTGGCGTAACACGGGAACCCGGCGTACCGCTGCTGGGACGCTCACCACCTCTCGCCGTGGCCTCGACCAGACGGTCCACTGCGTCACCCGCCGCCTTCCCGGCCGCACGTTCCGCCGTGGCCAGGGTGTACAGATCGTCCAGGTACTTGCTTGCGTCGGCACCCGGAACGGGGCGGAACCGCTGCGCGACTTCCATCATCTTCTTCTCGTGCTGCTTGAAGTCGGGATGACGCTTCTCGAAGTCGGCCTGTACGACGGCAGCGGTCTCCTCGACACCACGAGCCTCCGTCATGGTGAGGCGTTGCTGGATCGGGCCAATCTGGGCCTGGGCAACCTGTCCCGCGATCTTCTCCACAACGGGCAGAAGCCGCTCGGCCAGGTCATCTCCCACGGCATTGGCCAATTCCGCACGCATCCCCTCACGAACGTCGGGTGCCTTGGGTTGGTCAGCTAGCCGGAGCCCAGCCTGCTGAGCCAGCCACTGGACCGTCCCCACAGGATCGGTTTGCAGTGCCTGGGCCAGCTGCTGAGCACCGGCCAGCTTCTGGGTTTTGGTGGTGAACCCCTTGTGAAGGTTCTTGTAGAGAGCCTTCAGTGCGGGGTCGGCCTTGATCCGGGCCAGCTCCTCGGGAGTGACCAGATCACCAGCGTCTTCGTCATCGGTATCGTCGGTTACGGCAGCGGCCGATACTGCACCCTCAGCCCCTTCCGCCGCAGGGGTAGGGGTATCGTCGCTGGCTCCCGTGTCGCCACCGGTCCCGCCGACTGGAGCCTCGTCTGCTCCGTCATCGGCTGCGGACGCGGGGGCTACTGGCGTTGCCATGCTTGTCTCCGTTCGTTAGTAGCCGCTGCGTCGGACGGTGCCCCTGACTGGGACCTTGGTCCGCCGCTTCGGCTTGAGCTGTGTCTTGAGTGAACCGGACTTGAGGTGTCCAGCTACGAGCGAGGTAAGGGAGGGTACCGGTGCCCGCTTCACAGCGTCACCCCTCCCCCAAACTCACCGTCGAAATCCTCCAGGTCGCGCTTCGCACGCTCCTGTGCTCGCATCAGGGCGGACATCACCTTGTCCGCAGCCCGATCGCGGTCGAACTTCTTGATCTCGGTATCCAGACGCTCCAGCTCGGCCTTCCGGCGCTTCTTCTCCTCCTTCTTCCAGGAGGAGTCCGGCCCGGGGCCACCGTGGGTGTACACGCTGAGCGTGACCCGCATCGGGTCCTTCTTCGCCTTGGTGTACGCCTCTTGCATCTTCACGCTGGCCATCAGAACTCCCGTCCGGGCATCCCGTTCCTCACGGGTGCGTAATCCAGGTGGGCCGCCTTCATCTCTCGCCTGCGCTCCGCAAGGGACGTGATGTACACCGGGTTACCATCATCCCTTACGTGCTCGTCCCAGTACGGCTTGAACTCACCGAGCATCCCGTGGATCTCGCCGCTGTGGTTATCGGGGTTACCCTTGCAGAAGGGCCACTGCCCGATCAATACCTCTTTACCACAGCCGAAGGGGCAAAGATCGCTCATGGGCGGACCCTAGCATAGGTGGTGTTACCATATCAAGAGGTATACCACTAGTTGGGAAGGCCAGCTCCCGCGTTGCCCGCCTGGAGCTGCTGGGCAATGTCGGTGTTGCCCGGCGTGGGACCCGGCCCGGCTGCTCCCGCTCCGGTCTGCTTCCCGCCGCCGACCCCCTTCGCCTGGGCCTGAGCCTGGGCCGCCATCGCAAGCTGCTGGAGCACCATCGCCATAGCCTGCTTGATCTCTTGCAGCTCCCTATCGCTCTTTACCCCGTAGAAGCCCATCGTCTTCTTCAGCATCACGTCGCTGGACATCAGGATCTGCATGAGGGTGGGATTGGCGAAGACACTCAGCACCTGGTTCCAATTCTGGCGCTTCTGGTCCTCGTTCATGGGCGAGAGGCTGTCCACGTCCACCGTCACATCGAAGTCGAACGAGCCGAGATCGGTGGCCTCGATCCGCTGCCAGATCGCCTGCACCTTTTGGGCCTCCTGCAATGCCTGCGGCCCGGACCAATCGACGTTTACCATGACGAACAGGGGCAGGGCCGCCTTCTCCCGCAGCAGGCTCAGCATCTGGAACATCCCGTCGCTGACCCACTCCCCGATCTCCTTGCGGCCGAAGCTGTCCCGGATCTTCGCGTTCACGTCGATGATGTTGGCCTGGGTGGCCGTGGTGGACTCGCTGATCCCCTGCTGCTCTCCCCCCACCCCGCTGATCCGCATGAAGTCGTCCTCTGTCTGACCGACTTCGTTCTGCACCGTGCTCCCGAGCGGCGCATCCTCCAACGCCTTCAGGGCATCCTGCCGAGCAACCTCGATCACCGTCATGTCCGGCCCGTTCTCCAGCTTGTCCAGCTCGGGGGCCTCGACGCCACCCTTCGTCATCATGTAACGACGCCTAGCTCGGCGGCGGTGCGTGCGCTGCGTGTTCCGGATCTCGTTCAGCTCCCGCTGCGGGCTGATCCAGTTGTAGACGGGGGGCAGCGGGTAGAAGCTGTCCAGCACCGGGTACGGGCGAATGAAGCTGAGGGGAAAAGTCTTGTATGGTTCCTTATATACAAAGAAGTCGGTGCCATCGGCCGGGAAAACGTGGCGCTCCTTGGTCCGCAGGTCCCACACCTTCCACACCTTCACCAGCCCGTAACGACGGTTACGCTCGTCCAGGCTGCCCCCCATCTCGACCTGGTACTTCTTGGAGACGTTGGCCCGGGTCTGGTACTCCTGGTCCTTGTTGTCCCAGCCCCGCGTGGCCTTGATGTCCTCGGGGTGCATCCACTCGAAGTAGCCGAGCCAATCGTTGTAGAGCACCTCGTTCTTGCTGACGGCAGGAGCCCGGAACTGGTGCGCGGGAATGCGACGGGACCAGACCTGCTCCGTAATCGGGATCTTCTCGGGCTGGATGACGGGATCGTCGTCATCGTCCAGGTAAGGATCGTTACTGTTCGGCTTCAGCAGCGGCTTGCCTCCGTTCGGGTTGTCCCCGATCTCGTTGCTGTAGCCCTGCTCCGTGACGCCGAATCGGTAGAAGGACTCCCGCAGCGACAGGTAGTGGCTGTCCTTCCAGCCCACAGCCCTACTGGTCATCAGCGTCTGACCAGTATCCTCCAGCAGCTTGCAGGTCTCCTCGGCCTGGCTCCCCAGGTCATCCGCCTTCGCCGGTCTCGGGGTAACGCGCAATTGCGGCGCTGCGTACAGGAAGCTGGGGATCTTCACCTCGATCGAGGGGAAGACGAGGTTGATGGTGTACAGGTCGTCGGGACCGTTGCCCATCTCCTCGTGCTGGTGCCCCAGGTAGAAGTCCTCCAGGATGTCGCAATCGAAGTCCTTCTCCCACTCACCGTACGCCTTGTCGGCGGATTCGGTGTGGCCCTTCCACATCTTCAGGGCATCCTCGCGCTCCTCGGGGGGGTCGGACTTCTTCTTGACTGGAGTCTTCTTCGCCATCAGTAGCCTCGTGAGCGGGTGCCACCCGCCAAAGTGCGAACCCTACGCTGCAACTGCTTCGCTCCACCGCGACGGTGGAACTCTAGCACCCTTTGCCGGGTCGCCTCGAAGGTATTGTGATGAACCCTGGCCTGCAAGATGCCCGCAACGGGAGGCCGAGACGCCACGAAGTAACGCACGACATCATAAGCGTGATCGGTCACGGTCTCATCCCGCTCGTCGGAGTAAACGGGCTTACCCATCTCGGTCCCGACCTTCAGCCGCATCTGGGAACCGGTCTGCTTCCAAGTGAAGTCACACCCAAATGGGTGCTCAACGGACTTCATGATGAAGAAAAGCCGGGGCGAGCCCTTCTGCTTGGTAATGGGATGTACCCGGTCGGGGTCCACGCGGAGGTACTCGTTGATACGACCACGGGTCACCAGCTCGTTGTTGTCGGCAGGCTCCCAGTAGATCATCGACTCCGTGGTCCCGAGCGTCGGGTCCAGGTAATCGTCGGCGATGGACCACTTCCCACCGTACTTTTGCTGGGTTTTCACGAAGATACTGGGGTCGGCCAGGTTGAAGACGTAACCCTCGGTACCGGACAGGGCCTTGATCTCCGCACGATGGTAGGAGATGAGCTGGTCAGGCTTGTAGTACTCCCGGAAAAGGAAGATGTTGCCCTCCTTGTCCACTGCCCACCAGGCGCAGCACGTCGGGGCCGTATCACCGTGGTCCAGGGTCCGGTGCAGGGTACAGGACCGGATCAAATGAGCTACCAAATCACGGGTCCCGGGAATCTTGCTCAGCTCGGTGGGGTTGTGAATTAGGCCCTCGGGGATGCCCCACGTCCCGTGGACGTACCGGTTGATGAAACTCTTGTCCTGGGTGAGCAGCTCCTTCCGGTTCTGCTGGGTGAGGAACTTGTTGGTCAGGCTACTCATCGTTACCATCTTGTAGCCTTCGAGCTGGTAACTGGTCTTACCGCCTTGACCATCCTCCCGAAGCTGGGAAAACTCCTCAGAATCGGGGTGAAAACGCCGGTAGATCCAGTGCTGCTTCGTGTCCGGGTTGCAGGCGAGCATGGCGAAGGTCGGGGGGATCGGCCGACCCTTGGTATTGAGCCATTCCCACTTTCTACCGGAGTTTACCTCGCGCTGGATGATGTGATCGGGCACTTCGGCCCCGTCCCACCTGCCTAATCGGGATTTTAGCTTGTCGAAGATTTCTTCTTCGATTTCCTCGGCCTGATCGATGAAAAACCAGTTGATTTCCAGCCCTTTTATGACATTTGCCACGTCGGGGTCGTCCAAATGCATGAAAAGTACCTCAGAACCGTTGTTCAATCTTAGGTACTTCTCACTGTCGGCTCTACGACCCCCGAAAAGGTAAGCTGAGCTAGGTAACACCTTATAGAAGGTGGCCATCGTCGTCTTTTGCAGCTCGGTGAAGACTTTCCGGACAATCACACCACGATTTCGGGGGAAACAGTCGCTCAGCAGGATGCCCTTCATCACCATCGCCCAGGTTTTGCTCGCGCCGAACCCCCCGGACGCGCAAACCGGCGCGGGACCGTACTCGAACACTTCTTTTTGCTCGGGCGAGGCCCATTCCAGGACCTCCGTTTCGGGGCGCGTGTAAACGTGTCTTACCTGACCTATCCTCGGCATCGCGTGCTCCGGGGGCTTGTGCTTCTGAACTGAGACATGGAACCCTGGAATGAGGGTACTACTACTGGTAGTGGCACAGCCCTGGACCCTATACTAAATAATGATACTTGACAAGTCCCGAAAAAGGTGGTACCCTCAGCCACCCGGCGCGTGAGGGCACTACCTATAGGGAACCTGCCCCTTCGGGGCATGTTCCCCTGAAGGCTGGGGGGGTGTGGGGGGGTGATCGATGAGGTAACCCGAGCCGACCCGGGGGAAAACCGGCGCAGGGGTCCTCCCCCCGGGTCCTTTTCTGGAATGAGCCCCCTTTTCTGGAAAGAGTAACGATCATTACCCCTGCTTGGGGTAAGGGAGGGTACCCCCAGCCCCCCTTTTCTGGAAAGAGTAACAGCCATTACATCGCTTCGGGTTGTGGTATGAGGGTAATGCTCTCATACCAGAGGCAGAAGCAGATCCCGAAAAGGGGTAACAGGCGTTACCGTACCCCCATTTAGGGCACTGGGTCCTCCAGTGTTTCCACAGACCACGAGCGGGACCTGTCGCGCGTTACCTCGCCCAGAGGCCGGGGAGCTGTCTGCTGTTCAGGGGGTCCCTTATCCTGCGCCGGGGGACCCTGGTTTGGGGGGGTGCCGGGGGGGTCTGGGTAGGTATACAAAGAACTATACTAACTGGTCATAACCACCCGACCGATCGGTAGCCTACCGAACGGTTGGTAACCTACCGGGTGGTCGGTAGCCTACCGACTGGTAGGTAGTACAGAGAGCAAGGCGCGCGTGCATCGCCCATACCCTAGCGTCATGCGTTACCCCTCCTGCCCCCTGCCCCCCTGGTGACAGGCGAGGTAACGTGGCACACTGATTGCATGCAGTATCCAAGCCTTCAAATGACGGTACGGTAATTGCAGTTACCTCCCATCATATCTATACACGCTCCCGACCCGACGCGGGCGCAATCCCCGTAAGTTACTGATCCTTACCAAAAAGGTAATTCCCGTTTAAGGGCCCTGGAAGGCTCGTGGTGAAGACTTGTCCCAAACCCTAGCCCGAGGTATCACCCGTTACCGTAGCGTTGAACCTAGCCAATTTCACGAAAATGGGATTATCTACACTTACGGGGGGTAAAGCGAAAGGATAGTGTAATGACTTATACCCCCGATCCAATTACCCGTAACGCGCGTTACAAGCAATTGGAATAATAGCCTGTACTTTCTACTTGACAGGCGGCGGCCGAATGCCTACATTGGTTAGGTAACGTGCATTACCGCACGATAAGAAAGAGGGTTAGGACAAATGGCACACGATATCGAGACGATGGCTTACACGGCGGATGTCCCATGGCACGGGCTAGGCGTCCGCATGACGGATGCAGCGCTCACGTCCACCGACGAAATGATCCGCCAGTCGGGCCTTGACTGGACGGTTTCCAAGGTGCCCCTGGTGACCGCCGACCGGCAGGATGTAACGGAGGCTTACGCAACCCGTCGTGACTCAGACGGTCGCATCCTGGGAACGGTCGGCCCCGCGTACACGGTCCGCCAGAATCGGGAAAACCTCGATTGGTTCAACCCGTTCCTGGAGTCGGGCGAGGTAACCTATCATACGGCCGGGAGCCTCGCGGGAGGCTCGCGGACGTGGGTCCTCGCTCAGATTGGCAGCAAGGGTAATGCCATGATGGAGATTCGCCCGGGTGACAAGGTTGTCAAGTTTCTCCTGTTCGCGTCCTCCCACGACGCTAGCATGGCGCACAATGGCGGGCTCACCCCCGTGCGCGTGGTTTGCCGCAACACCCTGTCAATGGCGCTGGCCGATCGGAGCATGTTTAAGGTCAAGCACACGGCCAGCGCGGGCGCGCGTCTCACGGCCGTGCGCGAGTCTCTCGCAAAGGCTAACGAGGCTTTCACCAAAACGGCCGAGGTGTACCGTTTGCTAGCTAAGGCGAGCATCGATCGTGAGGGTATCGAGGCTTACGCTAAGGCGGTCTACCAGGTAACCGACGAAACCCCCGTGGCCGAGTCTGCCACGGCGGCCCGTTTCGGAAACATCATCGGACAGGACACCGCAAAGAGCGTTTCCGGGCGCATGGCGGGCATTCTGGCCGACGTGGTAACGAAGGCTCAGCGCGGGCGCGGCAACACGGGCGCGTCGTTCTGGGACGCCTATAACGGTGTCACGGAGCGTATCTCCTGGGGCACGGATGACAGCAAGGTCTCGGCCGACAAGCGCATGAATTCGGCGTGGTTTGGCAGCGGGGCGGACGTGAACGCGCGGGCTCTCCGCGTGGCGATGCAGACGGTCGCGGCGGTCGCATAGCAGGCTAGTCCCAGGGGGGGCAGTCACCCTGCCCCCCTTGTGGCGAGTCTACTAACAGGCTCGGGTAACGGAGAGTACAAATGGATAAGCCTACCGTGGCCACGTTCAAACGTGGAGACCGCGTACGCTTCGAGGACAGAGACTCACTCATCGCGGGCACCTTCGTGCGCTACATGGGGACCGCTAGCGCCATCATTCGCGCTAACGGGACCGACTACACTTTCGCGGTTCCCGTGGCCGACCTGTCGTTTATGTTTCCCACGTTGGAGCCTCGCGCGTGCCTTGGTTGCGGCAAGCCTTTCACCCCGGCCGATAGCAACGAGACCGCGTGCTCTCGTGCTTGCGTGCGCGCCTACGTCATTCGCGGGGGCCGCCGATGACTTGCCACGACTGCAAAGCCGGTATCCCGCCGACCCCCCCGGGGCACACTGGGGGCACAGGCTACGCGCGTCTCCGTGAGCCTGCCGATGCTACCGTCTGTTACCCGTGCGCGGACGTGCGCGAGCGGGCGGACGTGGACGCGCTACCCCCCGGGGGTAAGACTGTCCTCTATCTCCGTGGGCCAGCGGGCACGAATCTCACGGTCCCCTATAGCCTCACGTCCTGGACGGGGGGTGAGGTGCTGACTGTCTGGCGTGTGCGTACGGCCCGCGTCGGGCGTGCCTTCGGCTGGCAGCGCGCCCCGTTCCGCTACTACTTCCGCGCGGTCTCGCCCCGGACGGGAGCCCGCTACTATGGCACCTCGCCCGGACCCGGGATGTATGCGCGCGTTACCCGATGTAAGTAGCCTTACCCGTTGGCCTAACCGGACCCGTGAGTCAGGTATTGACTCATAGGTCCCATTAGGGTAACGTGCCGTTACCTGTGATGGAGGTATGTCATGATTGCTAGCAAGGTCTCTGCCGAGGTCCTACTGTCCGCTGCTCGTGAGGTCGGGGTATCGCTCGATATCCGCTCACTGTCCGCCATGCGCCACCGTGTCAAGGTGAACCCCGACCGGGGTAGCAACCCCGATGCCTTCACCCCCAAGGGAAACCGCCGCGCGGGCGAGGCTGGGGACCTGCGGTATCAGCGCACGTCCGCCAATGCGACACGCGACACGAGTCGGGTAAACGCCGTTTGCTGGCACGGGTTCCGTGACTTCTTCCGCGCGGTCTACCGCCGCAACCCCGATGCTGTCTTCACCACGGCGATGGCCAAATGGGCAGGCTCGGAGCATTTCGAGGCCAACTTTCCAGCCTCTGGCATGCGTAACGTTGGGTCGGCCTACATGCCGATGATGGCGGCCGAGGTGTGCCGATGCCCGGAGTCGGGCTGGGCACGTTAGAGGGTTGCTCTATCCGGCCCGTGCTCTGCATGGGTCGCATTAGGGTAACTGTCTATAGGAGGATAGAAAGTCATGGATAAGCAATTCGACTCTAGCATTGTCATTGGTGGGGAGGACGGGGCACGCGAAGTGCTTGCTGCATTCCTGGAACGGTCGGCCGCATTCCGTTTCGAGCCTTTACCGGACGACAACTACTGTTTCCACTACAACACAGAGCACGCGTCCGCTATCGAGCCTTTCGCGTCGTGGTTTCCCGTTCTGCCACCCATTGAAGGGTAACGGAGGATAGAATGGAACAGGGTAGCGCAGTATCGTATCGGGTATTCGTCCGGAATTGGTACCGCTGGCAGGGTAGCCAGTTCGTGGGGGGTTTCCGTAGTTTGGTGCCTAACTCCGGGGGCAGGAAAACCACCCTTGCCCGGGGTTGCACGGAGGCCGAGGCTCGCTCCATCTGTGAGCGGTACGCTGCCACGCATCGCCCCGGCCCCCTGTCCCGTAAGGCAGAATACGAGAGGGAGTAGCCAATGAGACTGAATCAACGTTCAGCGGTCGGGACCCGTGCCTATGGTGAGTTACGTCCGGGGGATTGGCGCGTCGTGTGCGCTACCTGCGACGCGGGAGGTACTATCAGTTACAAGACACGGAGCGAGGCTGGGCAGGCTGCTACCACCAATTCGGCACGTCCGTGCCAATCCTGTGGAGCAAGGTGAATACGAAAGGGAGTAGGCCAATGGAGAATGCAACGGAGAAGCACGGATCGTGTTGGTTCGTGGTCCTGCACTGCGCCAGTGCGGAGGATGCCGCTATCGCGGCAGCGCGTGTCAAGATCGATGTAACGTTCCGTACAGGACCGCCCCGCATCCTCCGTGCTGGGGAGAAGCTAGGCAAGAGAGGGGAATGCTACTGATGCGAACCGTCTGCATTGAATGCTCCTGTGAACGTCCTGAGTACAATTGCTGGGAGTGCAAGGAGGACGTGTGCCTAGCCCACGTTGCGAAGCACACGATCCGGCATTGGGAGGAGGAGCGACAGGACCCGTCAACCATCTATTCGTCTGAGGGTGAGGAGGAGTAAGTCATGTTACCCGCAATCGGTCTAGTCGTGCTGGCAGCGGCCAGCCCCACGCAACGTTTCGAGAACTACGTACAGGCATGGAGCCTTCGGGTTGGGGTCCCTTGGGGACAGCTGCGGACCCCCAGCGACTTCCCCCGAGTCTTCACCAGTGAGCACATGATCCCGGCCGGGTTCGCCCGCAACACGATCGCCCAGACGGAGCCTGACAGCAACGTCGCGGGCCGGGCTCAGATCAGGGTGGACCCTCGCCGGATAGGCAAGGCGGACAATCAGGAGCTATCCCGGTGGGCACTCCACGAGGTGTGCCATGTCCGACTTGGGCATCAAGTGTTTAGGTTCAACGTTCACGATGCTCCGGAATTGGATGCTCAACACAAGGCATGCATGGCCAATGCGGTAACGTCCGCTAGGGCAGACGCGCATCAGCCTGTGAAGAAGGGGCGGGGGTGGAAGAAATGGCTGATCCTGGCCGCAATAGTGCTCATCTGAGCGACATTCGGGGCAAGGTGCTGGAGCGCCGCAGGCTGGTGGAGACCGCCATTCAAGCCTTTGATCGGGGTCCCGTGCTCCGGGCCGCCGTGAAGCTGGCCGGGGCTTTGGACGCTTACCTCCAGGACGGGGTTTGCCTGGACAACGGGCGGGGCTCTGTGTGCTATGGTACCTGCCCCGTGTGTAAGGAGTGATACCTGTGAAGTCCTTTTCGGGATTGGCTCCTGAGGGTGGACTTATTTGGGGTTTACTCCTGTTTCTGGTTCTCTTGTGGTTGCATTCTATTGGAGGTTACACAGTGATTTGGGTGATGGGTTCCTTGGTCTGGCTGGTGCTCCGCATTGCCATTGGTTCGGGAGGTGTTACCAGGAGGTGAGAGGGGCTCCCTTTTGGGGTTGACAGGTGCAAGGAGGGTGTAGTAGGGTGTCACCCGGTCCTGTTATCTAGTACAGGAAACAGAATCCGGAATGGAGCCTTTAGCCCCGTGAAACCTGAATCAGAGCCTCGATCCACAAGCCCCGACTCCAGCCCTCAATCCAGAAGCCTCAGTCCTCAATCCAGAAGCACAAGCCCCGGCCGCGCACGCGAGGCCGACCCCGCGCCGCTGAAGCCGGGCAGCTGGGACGGGTCCCGTGTGGTGAAGGCCACCTTGCCCCGATTGCAAGAGATCCTGGAGGCGCAGGGGCTGACCAATGGCGATGTCGCGCGGGGCACCCAGATTGCCCACGCCCAGATCAGCCGGATCTTTTCCGGGAAGCAGGGCATGAGCCTGACCAGTGCGCTCCGGATTGCGGGGTTCCTGGGGGTAACGGTCGAAAGGTTGGCCAGCATCCTGAAGGCAGGGAGCAACCTGGGCAAGCGTCTGAAGAAGAAGGCAGGGAAGGAGGCTCGTCGTTCGGGTACCGGAGGTTACCCAAAGTGAGTGAGCCTCGGCCCCGTATGCGAGTAACCAACTGCCTGAAGCCCGTGCGGGTCAAGTTCGTCTGCTGCCAATGTGGCCTGGAGATCGAGCAGGGTGAGCATGTATTCTGGAAGCACGAGCGTTGCCGTGACACGGACGGCAAGGTGCGCGTGGAGTTCGTGACCGACAACCTGGAGGGCGTGTAATTGCCGATACCCCAAATGGAGCACTTCAACCTGGAGATCGCCGAGGTTCCCGACCCGCGCCGCAAGGACGGGAGCCACTGTGTGGCCTTCACCCTGGCCACGAAGACGCGGAAGATGACCGTTGCGATTGAGCCCCACGAGATGGACCAGCTGGGCGTGTCGCTGATCGCTGCCGCTGCCGTGATTCGGGAGCGTGTGGGCAGGTTGCTGGCCACCGGGGAGGACCGGACGCTGTTCGTTCCGGGCCACTGATGGCCGACGAGATCAAGTTGGTCAGTGAGAACCCGGTCAAGATCGTCCACGTCGTCCAGCGCACGCGCGTGGTGGAATATCGCGTTACCACGAAGCTATGGGTCTATACCATCCGCTACTGGATCGAGAGCAGTCCGGAGCACGGGGGCGTGGCCAGTGGGCAGGAAGCGCGGGAGCTGGTGGAGAAAGCCGAGAACGATGTGAAGCACTGGTACCCGATGCCCAGCACGCTCAGCCTGGCCGAGCACCTGATCGAGAAGGTGTCCTGTGCGAACAGCATCGAGGTTTGTTACCACGCAGGTAACGGGGTAACGATCCATAGGGACTGGCCATGAAGTGGGTCCTGTTCGGGGCGGCTGAGCTGGTGGTCCTATTCCTCGTTACCCTGGCCATCGTGTGGGGTACCCAGCGGAGGAAGAAGCCGTGACCCGCAGCGAGGTGCTGTACGGGCTCCAGCGCAAGGGGGTCAGGCTGGTGGCCGAGGACGCGGAATTCCTGTGGGAGTGTGACCGTGCTGAAGCTGCGGCGTTGGTACAAGCTAACTCCGGAGGAGAGACGCAGCTGCATCGATCAGGCGCGCACTCTGTTCCAGGAGGGGAAGGGGCTGGAGACTGTCCTCCGGGCGCTAGCTCTGGACCCATTGGACCGCTCGCGGGTTTCGGGGCTCGGGTCTACGCCTCCCCCCGCGAAGCCCCCAGCTACGGACACCTCAACCCCCCCGGCCGCAAAGTCCCCACGTCGTAGGAGAGACCCCGCTGGCCATGCTGCCATCCTGCGGGACGAAGCCGACGACTACCAGGAGAGCCTACGGGAGCTGTTGCCTCCGGGAGCCAGGGCTCAGCTGCTGGTGGAAGCCGCGACGAGCGCGAACCCCCTCATGCGGGCCGGTGCCATCAAGCGCATCGATGAGATCCTGAATGCCGATTCAGGGGGCGGGCAAGCGGTACCGCTCTTTACCCTGCCTGCGGACACTCGGCTGGGATTCGCTCCTGTGGTGAGCCAGGGCCAGCACGACGTGGAAGCTGAGAAGGCTCGTGTGTGCAAGGTAATCCAGCGTTACTGGCTGGCCAGTGAGGACGACGAGGAGTCGGCCCGTTGGCAGGCGTGCCTGGCCGAGGTAATCGGTGACTGATCCCGGGCCGGGCTGGACCTGGCCGATGAGGGAGCAAGTGCTGTTCTTTGGGCCGATGCTGCTGCTGCTGGCGTACGTGATCTGGGATGTGTGGATGGTCCTGCACTTCCTGAGCTACTACAAGCAGCGCCCCGACTGGTGGAAGGTGTACCCGAGGTGGGACCGATGAGCAAAGGGAAGTTCACTGTCTACACGGTACTGGACGGTGCCGCAATCGAGGTGCTCCGGACCGACTCCGCGTCACGGGCCGAGGGGTATCTCGCCGGTGAGTGGAAGAAGCACAAGGGAGTGAAGCACAGGCACCACGGCGTGATCTTCACGGACAATCCCGATGCTGGCGACATCAGCCCGATGGACCTGGCCGACCTGCGGTGCGACGAGAAGGCTGGGGACATCGTGCGTCGGTTGCTGCTCGGGGCCACAGCATTCCTGGTAACGCTCGTTTACTGGGGACTCAGGCTGAGAGCATGCCGGTGATGCTGGACGAGGATGACCCCCTGTGGGAACGCCTCCACGATGAGCCCGAGCCGATGTGGGTTAGGCGAAAGGCTGCAATTGAGCACCAGGACGAGCTACGACGCCGGTCCTGGTGGCGGCGGCTGCTCCACTGGTTCGTCTTTCGCTGGTGCCCCGAGTGCATCGATTGGGACGAGCGCCCGTGACGGACAAGCTGGTTAACGCGAAGGCCGAGGAGCAGCGGGAGCGTGACCAGCAGGAGCGGATCTATCGTCGGGAGCTGTGGCGGTACCGGTGGCGGGTGTTCTTCGTGTTCCTGCCGTGGGGCATGCTGGTCATCGCGTGCCTGGTCACGGGCGTCCTCGCTCTGCTCGCGCTCCACGAGGGGACGCTTCCCATGATCCCGACCAAGGTGCCGATGGCTCAACCGAGGCGACGGTGACGGAAGTACTATGAGTCCGTTTCGGGAGGGAGTAACGTATGGCTCATCGCAGTTGCCGGACAGTTGTAGTCGTGAACCCCTGCTGCCACGGCGAGTCCGTGGAGTGTGCGCTACCAGTGATTCGTCTTTCGCTCGGGCAGATTACCTTCTGGCCCGAGTATGGGAGTAAGAGCATGGCCGAGATGACAGAATCCTCTCCGGGACTCGAAGCGCATGTAACGTTCTTCAAGGCCGACGGGGTAACGCCCGCCAAGATCGACGGGAAGCCTCGTTGGGGCCTCACGTCCTCGCCCGCAGGTAACGCGGTCGGCATCCTCAAGGTGGACGACGCGGACCCGTTCCACGCGACGATCACCCCCGCGCCGATGGGTGACGACGTGGAAGGCTCCGCACACTCCTGCGATCTCAAGGTCGAAGGCGACGGGGACCTGGACGCGGGCGAGGAACGGCTGGTGGTCGCCACCACCGTCATCACCGTCGTGCGTGACGAGGCGCAGACGGCGGGCATCGTGCTGACCCCCTCGGGTGCGGCCACCGGTACGCCTCCGACCATCGACAACTCGCTGCCTTCGTTGCCGGGCGATGGGTCGAGGCCGGACAACTCGCTGCCGAGCGGTGGCGCGGGCATCGACAACACGCTGCCCGGGTCGGGTTGGAAGCCCGGTGACCCGAGACCGGACAACACCCTGCCCGGTTCGGGTGCGCGGCCGGACAACTCGTTGCCGGGTTCCCAGCCGGGCGTGGACAACACGCTGCCCGGTTCGGGCGCTCGTCCCGACAACACGTTGCCGGACGCTCCGTCCCCAAAAGACCGAAGGTAGCATCGAAGGCATCCGTGTCCGTGCTCAGGCACAGTGCCTCGTACGCTACCAAGCGGAAGAAGTAGATCCCATTGCCTGGTGGCGCATGACAGCACCCAGTTGTCATGCGCCACTGGCAAGTTGAAGTAATGCCACGTTACATCCGAGACTGTCTGCCTGGGGACGTAGTGCGCGTCGTGGGCACCGAGCTGCGTGCCCAGGTAGTGCGGATTACCCCCTGCCGGGCTCACGTCAAGATGTCCCGAGGGACCACGCGGGTGACCTTCGGGGGACGGGACTTCGTTGCCAGCCAGAACACCTTCATGGACTGGAGCCCCGGGACCCGGGTGCTGCGCCTGGAGCGGGGTAAGCGCCCGATACCGTTTTGGCCCCTGGTTGACGTAACGAGCGATAGTGTGGTAATGTCTCGTACCGTCAGGCTGTGGCCACCTATCGTGGCTTACTGGCCTCCGGTGGAGGACTAGATCATGGCGATGTCCCTGAGTGTGAAGAAGCAGACGGACCCGGACGACAGCCCGCTGCCCACGAAGCCCGCACCCCCGAAGGCGAAGATGAGGGTGGTTCCGGCCGCAGTGAAGGCCCTTCAGCGGAAGGTGGCCGAGGCCCGCGAGGAGGGCAAGCCTGTCCGGAAGAAGGCGAAGCGGCGCGCGATCCGTGAGGCTGCGATCAAGAAGCGGAAGCACGAGCGCGTGCTGAAGCGGGTGGCTCCACTCTCCGAGGCCAAGCAGCGTTTCATCCCGCTCTGCGCGTGCGGGTCCTGCAACGAGCCGGTCCAGAACCTGAACCGGAAGTTCCTGCGCGGGCATTACGGTCGTTACATCGGTTCCCTCAAGATGGTGGTGAACGGGGACCTGGCCTGGGACGAGCTGCCCGAGCCCGTGCGACGTAGCCTGAAGACGACGGCTGCGCTGAAGGCCGTGGTGGATGCCCACGACACGAAGGTGCAGGCGACGAAGAAGAAGGGTGGCAGCAAGAAGACGAAGTGGCTCCACAAGCGAAACGAGAAGGCCGCCCGTCTGAACAAGGAGCGGGCCGCCCGCCGCGCAGCGAAGAAGCAGTGACCCTGTGGCCCGGCACGACTGGATGAAGGAGGCGGCCTGGCTCGCGGAAGCGGGCCGCATCGTCCTGCTCATCCTGCTCGCTGCCGGGCTTCTTTTGCCTGGGGGCTGCGTGCTCCTGTGGCTGTGGAGGAGGAAGTGAAGCCGCAGCACCTGGGGCTCCCGCCCCGATTCGTGGACTGGAGACACAACCAGCTGGATGCACTGATTTGGGCCGCCGAGCAGGACAGCCGTTTCGTGGTCCTGAACATGCCCACGGGCAGCGGCAAGAGCCTGGTCTACATGGCCCTGGCTGCGCTGGCCGAGCCCGACCGAGTATGCGTGCTTACATCGGCCCGTGGACTCCAGGACCAATTAGCCCACACCCGGAGCGGCGACTTCCGGGAGATGGTGGTGGACGTGCGGGGTCAGAGCAATTACCTCTGCGAGCTGGAGGCCCCGAATCCGGTCACGGTGGAGCAGGGCATCTGCCACCTGGGTGTCCAGTGTCTGCTGAAGCATCATGGCTGCCACTACTATGATGCGTTACGTCGGGCCAAGTACGCCCGGGTGGTGGTAACCAACTATAGTTTCTGGCTGCATGCCCAGGAGCACGCCGAGGGCATCGGCCAATTCAGGATGCTCATTCTGGACGAGGCGCACGAGGCTCCTGATGAGCTGGCCCGGTTCCTTGCCGTGAAGATGGACCAGCAGGACATCGCCCTGGTCGGCAAGGGCAATCCCCCGATGGAGGGCTGGGAGCGGTGGGCCGCTGATGCCACACCGGGCATGGAGCAGAGACTGGTGAACCTCCAGACCCGGGTGCCGAAGCAGGGGCGCACGCCTGGGGGGTTGTCCTGGGATATCAGGCGTTACCGCTCGCTGGTCTCGCGGCTGAAGTCGCTGTCGGCGGCCGATGCAGGCTGGGTCATGGACACGAGCGAGGGCGGGTACCAGTGGGACCCCGTGAACGTGGCAGCGAGAGCGGAGAGTTTCCTGTTCCGGGGCGTGGACAAGGTGCTCTTTACATCGGCCACAGTACGCCCAAAAACTTTGGCGCTCTTGGGGGTGGACTCGTTCGCGTTTCGGGAGTGGCCGAGCACGTTCTCCCCGAACAGACGGCCGGTGATCTGGGTCCCCACGGTGCGGATGAGGCACGACGGGGGCCAGGAGATGATGCGGACCTGGGTCAACCAGATCGATCGCATCGTGGCCCGCAGGCAGAATCGGAAGGGGATCATCCACACCGTCAGCTACTGGCGGGCGAAGTACCTGATGGAGCACAGCCGATTCGCTCCCATGATGGTGTCTCATACGGGGGCGAGCACCCGGGACGTGGTGGCTCGGTTCAAGGCGAGCAAGGACCCGGTAATCCTCGTTAGCCCCAGCATGGGCACGGGCTGGGACTTCCCCTACAAGGAGTGCGAGTACCAGATCGTGGGGAAGATCGCCTTTCCGGACAATCGGTCTCAGGTAATGCAGGTTAGGACCAAGGCGGACAAGGAGCTGAGCAACTACCTGGCTGCGGTGGAGCTGGTGCAGACCGTGGGTCGGGGGATGCGGGCCGAGGACGACGTGTGCGAGACCTTGGTAATCGACGATAACATCCAGTGGTTCCTGCACCGGAACCGCAAGTTCTTCCCCAAGTGGTTCCTGGAGTCCTTCCAGAAGTCGGAGGTGGTCCCCGCACCCCTGCCCCTGCTGGAGGCGAGGCACCCGAAAGCTGTCCAGGTCCGCATGGCTTTCGACACCATTGACTAGGAGTCAACTGGGTGCTAGAGTCCCGTTGCGCTAAGCGTAGTAACCTGTTAACAGGAGGAAAGAATAGATGGCGAAAGCAGGGAAGTTCTCACTCGCGGTGGCCAAGCAGAAGGCCAGCGTGTTCCAGGACGACGTGGACGTGACGATCATCGAAGCCCGATTCGTGGACGACTTCGACTACGACGGGAGCCAGGACGCATGCCTCGCGTTGCGGGTCACCTTCATGGTGGACGGGGCCGACGAGCCGTTCGTGCAGCATTACACCGCAGGCGATCTGGCCAAGCTGCGGCCCAGCGACGACGGCCTGTCCCTGGAGCTGGCCCCGGGCAGCACCGCCGAGGGCCTGGGCAGCAATACCAATACGGGCAAGTTCCTGGCCAGCCTCGTGTCGTCCGGGTTCGATGACGCCGAGCTGGAGAAGAACGACATCTCCTGCATCGAGGGGTTGCACGTCCACATCGTGGCCGAGGCCCAGAAGCAGTCGTCCCGCGACGTGAAGGAGGGCAGGAAGGCCCGCACCCTGCTGGTGGTGAACCAGATCCACGAGGGTCCGTACGAGGCCGAGGAGGAGACCCCGAAGAAGGGGAAGGGCTCGGCCGCCGCTCCGGTGAAGAAGGCCAAGCCTCCGGTGGAGGAGGACGAGGAGGACGAGGGGGAGGACGAAGACGAGGAGGAGGAGGAGGAGGAGGCTCCCGCGAAGAAGCCCGTGAAGGGCAAGGCCAGCGCGCGGGTGGACCCGATCAAGGTGGCGGCCGACGAGGCCGTGCTCGCGGTGATCGAAGCGGCGGGCGGCAAGATCGCGGCCAGCAAGCTGTCCACTCCCCTGTTCAAGTCGCTGAAGGGGAACCCCAACCTGAAGAAGATCACCCAGCTGGCCACCAGCGACGAGTACCTGGAGGACGACGACGCCGTGTTCGACTACGACGGCACCGTTCTCACCCTGAAGGAGGAGTAAGCGGTCCCTGAAGCGTCACGTACCCGGCCGGGGGCACCTCACCCCCGGCCGGTTTTGCTAAGGAGCGTTACATGGAACTGCTGGTTGGCTGTGGGCACAATTGGGATCGCCGAGTTCGGGTGGAGGGCAAGACCACCTGGGACGAGTTAGTCACTCTGGACAACAACCCGGGCGTGCATTCGCACTACAGCTGGGACCTGTGCAAGCTGCCCCTGCCCTTCTCTCCCGACACCTTCGATGAAGTGCATGCCTACGAGGTATTGGAGCATACCGGGCAGCAGGGGGACTGGCGCTTCTTCTTCGACCAGTTCGCGGAGTTCTGGCGCATCCTGAAACCGGGCGGCTACCTGGCCGCGACGTGCCCAGCCTGGAACAGCATCTGGGCCTGGGGCGACCCCAGCCACACCCGCGTGCTCAGCTCGGCCAGCCTGGTGTTCCTCTCCCAGAAGGAGTACGTGAAGCAGGAGGGGCTCACCCCGATGAGCGACTTCCGCCACTACTACAAGGCCGATTTCGACATCATCCACGTCGATGAGGGCAAGGACAGCCTGGTGTTCGTCCTGCAAGCGGTGAAGGAGTGAAGATCGTTGCGACGGAGTACGCCTTTGAGCAGCACACCTGGACCGGGGGTACTGCGGTGTCCCACGGGGATGCGGAGCCCCGCTCCCCGCTGCTGCATGTGGGCCAGGTAATCCGCGATATCGAGAATCGGGTGGTGAAGCCCGGCGAGCGCAAGCCCACCGAGGAGCTGAGCCCGGCCGAGAAGCAACGTATGGGCAATTACGTCGAAATGGGCTTCATCTTCGAGCTGATGGTGGAGCACTTCTTCCGGGCACGGATGCTGAACCGGCGCGCGGCCCAGGCGGGCGTGGTGAGCCAGACCGAGATCATCTACCAGGGCATGGCCATGACCCCCGATGGCTGGTGCCCGGCCGACGACACCGTAGAGGAATACAAGGCGACCTGGCGCTCGTTACGTCGGGCCACGCCCCCGGAATCAATTTTCGATTCCCAGAACTTCTGGAGCTGGGGGGCGCAGAGCAAGTCGTACTGCCTGGCCCACGACACCCGGCTCGCCCGCTTCTTCGTGTTCTGGGTTAACGGCAATTACAAAGAGTCTGGTCCTGTGGTGTACCGCTACGACGTGGAGTGGTCGGCCCAGGAGATCGCGGAGAACTGGCGGATGATCCAGACCCACGCCGCCCGAATGGAAGGCAGGAGATGGTGAGACTCGTGAAGAAGAAGGACAAGGGACCCTGCGCGATGCCCGAGTGCGGGGAACCGGCGAAGGTCGCGGGCATGTGTAACGCCTGTTACCACTGGTGGGGCCGCGTCTCCTTCATGGGAGCACGGGACTTCGGCATCTACGTGGCCACTGCGAACTTCAGGGCGACGCGCACGCTCTCCCGAATCGCCAACCGGGGTAACGTGAAACACCAGATCAAGCACAAGCGCAAGCGGAAGGCAGCGTGAAGACTCCACGCAAGCAGCGGATCAACCTGGTCGAGAAGCTGGACCGGCACAACAGCGAGGGTATCCGCTGTTACTTCAACGAGCCCGAGGGGACCTACATCGATGTCCACGTCCACGAGTCCATGCCGGACAAGCTGGTGGTCCGCTCGGGCCACGGTTACCTGGACGTGGAGCCCGTGGCAGCTAACGTCGTTTACATCAAGCTGAGGGACCATGGCGAAGTCGCTTGAGGCACTCGGCTTCACCGACGTGAAGGACGAGGTGATCCATCGCCTCATCGTGAACGTCGAGGGCCACAACAAGACAGGCAAGACGAACCTGGCTCTCACCGCACCCGGCCCCGTCGTCGTCTTCAACCTGGACCTGGGACTGGAGGGGGTGGCCCGCAAGCACTCCCGAAAGGACCACCGCATCATGACGAAGACGTACAGTCTCCCAGCGGACCTGTCCAGCGGCATGGCCCAGAACCAGAAGCGGGCCGAGGTACTGTGGGATACCTTCAAGAAGGACTTCGATGCGGTGTGCAAGAACAGCAAGGTCCGGACCATCGTGTGGGACTCCGCAACGGAGGCGTGGGAGCTAGCACGGATCGCGGAGTTTGGCAAGCTGACCCAGGTCCAGCCCTGGCACTACGGTCCCCTGAATGCCGAGTTCCGGAAGGTGCTAAGGGCCGTTACCGACACCGACAAGAACCTGATCGTCACTCACAAGATGACCGAGGTGTACGTGGAGCGGAAGGGCTCGGATGGCAAGCGCAAGGCTGAGGCCACCGGGGAGTTCCGCCGCTCCGGTTTCAAGGACATGGCCTACGTGGTCCAGGTGAACCTCCGCAGCTTCCACGATGACCTGGGGTTCGGGATCGAGGTAATGGATTGTAGGCAGGACGGGGACCTGGCGGGGATGGAGCTGCGCGGGAAGGACTGCACCTTCGCGGAGCTGGCCACGCGCATCTTCCCCGAAACCGATGTGAAGGACTGGAGGTAACGATGACTACTAAGTCCATGACACCGCAGCAGGAGGAGCACCTCCTCACCGTCATCGAGGAGTTCGCGGAGCTGGTGGACGAGAAGTACCGTCGCGGGCAGGAGGAGCACGGGGGTAACCTCTGGGACCTGGACCAGATCGACCTGCTGGACAATGCGGTGAAGGAAGCCATCGATCAGGTGGTATACCTCATTACCCTGCGGAACAAGCTGAAGGGCATGGTGCGGTGAAGGACAAGAAGTCCAAGCCGAAGAAGCAGGAGGTGAAGGTGCGCTGCGTCAATTGCGGGGCTGAGTGGTGGGTGGGTCCAGGGCCGATGCCGCACTGCCCGAAGGATTTTGGTCCGGTCTACGCGATAGCAGCGAGGATTCGGTGACGACACTGCTGCTGGACCTGGCCGCGCTCGGCTGCGTCAAGGGCAAGCTGCTCCCGAACCCGCTGGTGATCGAGCGGTTCCAGACCCTGCTCGGCAGGTACAAGCCGCGCATCATCATCACCTCGATCCAGCGAGTGGACATGCCCCTGAGGGTGATCGCAGGTATCTTCGATTACAAGTACCACGAGCTGATCCAGGGGACCACCGAGTACGCATGGATCAGGGTCCCCCGAATCGAGGAGCAGGAGATCGTCTCGTACATCATCCACCACAAGCACCAGGCCCCGTTCGTGGTGGTGGGTCCGACTGGGCCACCGGCCAGGGTGCTGGGTCGGGACGTTCACTTCTGCCGGGTCACGGGGCTGTTCGGGTCGGGCGAGTACCTGGACCTGGAGGCCCTGCTGATGGGGCTAGCGGATGATGACCCCAATGTCCCTTAAGGTGGACCGGCGTGTCGGCAGCATCGACCTGGCCCCGATGATCCGTGCCCATCTGCCCCTGGTGAAGGTGTCGGTGGGTACCCTGAAGTTCGGGGACGTGGCCTTCACTGGATTGGGACCAGACGATCGTTACATCCGCATTGGGATCGAAGTGAAAACCGTGGGTGACCTGGTGCAGAGCATGACCAGCGCCCGGCTCCAGGGACACCAGGCTGTGGGCATGCTGGATGCCTACGAGTTGAACTGGATCGTGGTCGAGGGTCCCTTCCGCTCGGGTCACCGGAGCGGGATGCTGGAGGTGCCGCGCGGGGACAAGCAGTGGGGCTCCGCGCACACTGCGATTACCTACCGCCAGCTGGACACCTTCATGGCTGCGATGGAGGCGGCCGGGTTCCGGTACCGGCGCACCTGGTCGAGAGAGGAGACCGCGCTCGTGATCGCGGACCTGTACCGGTTCTGGAGCAAGAGCTGGAACGAGCACAAGACATTCCACACGTTCGATAACAGTCGGGCCTTCGTCGGGATGAGGCGGCCGAACCAGTGCGAGGTAACGGCAGCTAGCTTGCCCGGTGTCGGGTGGGACCGGGCACAGGCAGTGGCCAAGAAGTTCGGCACAGTGGAGAAGCTGGCAGGGGCAACGGAGGGGGACATCGCCAGCGTGCCCGGCATCGGTAAGGTAACGGCCCGTAAGGTATGGCGGGCACTGCGAGGGCTGAAGTGAAGCCGAGGATCATTCCCGGATCGGGACCGGGCCGCGCCTGGGGCATGCTGATCGGGGAGGCCCCCGGCGAGCGGGAGCACCAGTACGGGCGTCCCTTCGTGGGCATGTCCGGCAAGGTGCTGGACTCGGTGCTGTACTCGTGCTCCCTCAGCCGGGACTCCCTCTACATCACGAACCTGTACAAGTCCTGGCCCGGCCCCGGCAACCCGTCCCCTACTGCGGAGCAGATCGCATCCCATTCGGGGCTGCTCCAGGAGGAGCTGGAGACGGTGCGGCCCCGGGTGATCGGCACGTTAGGTGCCTATGCCACCAAGCACTTTCTCGGGGACGTGTACATGGAGGACGTACATGGCCTTACCTTCACCGTCACGCTGGGCGGGAGAGAGGTGGTCATCGTCCCCATCTATCATCCGGCTGCTGGGCTCCACTCACCGGAGGTAATGGTTCATTGCTTTCGGGACATGATGACCTTCGCTCGTGTGCTCAAGCTGGGCAAGGCGGCAGTGGTGCCCCGAGTGGACCAGTACCCGGACCCGAGCTACATGGAGATCGACAAGCCGTGTCACATGCCACCGGGGACGGCAGTGGCAATCGACACTGAGGGCTGGGTCCACGATCCCTGGTGCTTGACCTTCTCTGCCAACCCCGGAACCGGGGGCATGATCCGAGCCACCAACAAGGAAGGTCTGCTGCGGTTCCGAGAGTTCATTCACGACAAGCTGGTGATCCTGCACCACAGTCTGCATGACCTTCCGGTGCTGCGGGCTATGGGCATTTACATCCGCCCGGATCAGTTCGTGGACACGATGGTGCTATCGTACCTTACCCAGCTGGAGCCACAGGGGCTGAAGTCGCTGGCGTACCGGCACGCTGCGATGGAAATGGACTCGTATGAGTCCCTCACGGCTGAAGCGGAGGATGACCTTATCGGCAATTACCTGGTCGAGGCGCTCAGCCAGGTGTACCCGAAACAGGAGCCGGTCCAGGAGTGGAGGGGTGGGGTGTACAGCGTCCGGCAGCCCGCGAGCCTGGAGACTCTGATCGCCTCGGCCCTGCGGTCATGGGTGAAGGGCACGAAGCGCCCGAGCAAGTGGCTGCGGGAGATGGACCCCGCTGCTCGGGACATCATGGAGACCGTGAACGGGGAGGTACCCCGCTTTACCCTGGACATGGTTCCTCCGGAGAAGGTGCTGCACTACGCCTGCCGTGACGCGGACGCCACCATCCGGGTCTGGCCCAAGCTGGAAGCCCTGATCCAGGAGAAGAAGTTGGAGGACATCAGGGAAGTGGACCACGCCGTGCTGGGCATGGCCGACTTCATGCAGAGCAAGGGCATGCCTGCCGACAAGGTAGGGCTCGTTACCTACGCCGAGCAGCTCCGGGACGATCTCACCACCGATGCAAAGCGGATGACCAGGCTGTACAGCAGCGGCAAGCCCTTCAACCCGAACAGCTCGGACCAGTGTGCCCATCTGCTGTTCGATGTGCTGGGCCTGGCCAGCACCCGGCTCACCAAGAGCAGGAAGAAGCTGAGCACCGATGACAAGGCCCTGAAAGCGCTGCTGGGTTACCACCCTGCCGTGAAGGAGATCGATGACTGGCGGGAGAAGGACAAGATCCGCCAGTTCGCGGAGCAGCTGGCCGCTGCGGTAACGAACGGTAGAGTCCCCTACTCCATCAAGGTCACCCGGGTGGTATCGGGTCGTTACGCCACGGCTGATGAGAACCTCATGGCGATCCCGGTCAGGAGCGACATGGGCAAGGAGCTGCGGAAGCGGTTCAAGGCACCCCCGGGGTGGCTGCTGGGCTCGTGCGACCTGAGTCAGATCGAGCTGCGGATCATGGCCCACCTGAGCCAGGACCCCCGCATGCTGAAGGTGTTCCACGACGGCCGGGACATGCACAGCGAGACCGCGATGAACCTGCTCGGGTGTCCCGAGTCTGCCGTGAAGGACAAGAAGTACCGGACCCCCGCCAAGTTCCTGAACTTCGGGATCGGGTACGGCATCACCGAGCAGGGCTTCTACGAGCAGCTGGTGGTAGCAGGCGTTTACTCCTACAGCGTGGCCGACTGCGCGGAGCTGATCCGGGACTGGTACAAGGTGTACCACGGCGTGGCCCGAGCCCAGGAGCTGGCCGGTGCCGAGACCCGGAAGAACGGTTACGTTCGGGACATGGGAGGTAGGATACGTTACCTCCCGAACATCCACAGCCCGTTCCCCTGGCTGAAGGCTGAAGCGGAACGACAGGCATTCAACCACAAGGTGCAGGCTTCAGCCACCTGGGTGATGAAGCGAGGCATGGCCCGGTTCTGGAAGTGGCTGACGGAGGAGCGTCGGCTGGAGCACATCTGGCCCCTGCTCCAGATCCACGATGACATGGTAACGCAGCATAAGATCGGCAGTGACGCAACCCTGGCCAGGGTTCTCCCTCAGTTGCTCACTGCGGATGCTAGTCTGTTCTCCGTTCCGATCCTGGCCGAGTACCACTCGGGGCCGTCCTGGGGCGATCTGTAGGGAGGTGGTAATGAACTATACCTGGTGGCTGCTGATCGTGTCGGCTCTGTTCCTGCACTGGTGGTGCGGGGACAGACAGAAGTCGGCAAGCACGGTGGTGGGCAATCCGGAGGACGGTTACATGTCCCCCCGCTGGCTGAACGATCTCCGGAAGGGGAGACTCGATGACTCTATTGTCGGTAATGAGCGTTACGATCCCGTGGTGGTTCCCTTCACCCGGGTCTACACGCAGGAGGTGAGACGTGCCACGCACAGCTAGCCTGAAACCGAAGCCCCGTGAGGAGGAGACCCCGGCCGCTCCGGAGTGGAAGGAGTACAAGTCCGCTCTCGGGGGTGCCTTCGCGGCCAAGGTCCGTCGCCGCAGTGAGCTGGCCGCTGCCCTGAAGGAGCTGGAGCAGGAGAAGGACGCCCTGAACGCGGAGATCCTCCTCGGGATGAAGCAGATCCCGGAGACCAGCGTGATGGTGGACGACATCCGGGTAACGTACGTTAGCCAGACCCGGAAGTCCATCGACGGGGTACGCCTCCTGGAGCTGGGGGTCCCCGAGCAGACGATTGCGGACGCCACGAAGGAGACCTACTCCGAGTTCGTGCGCGTCTCTGCTCCAAAGGAGTCGTGATGACAGAGGAGGAGTACGGACGAAGGATGGAGCTGCTGGGGCGCGTCGGTTCCCTGGTGATCGATCTCCAGCCCGAGGTGCTGGCTGGGTGGATGGATCACATGCTGGCCACCATCGGCTCCAAGCACCGCGACTACGCCACGATGTCGGAGCTGAGGGACTTGGTAATCTCTCTTACCGAGTTCCACGACATCATCAAGCTGATAGCCGACAAGGAAGCCGAACGACTGAAGAAAGAGGAGGAAGCTGCGAATGCTCAAGAGCAAAAAGGTACTGAAGGAGAAGACACCACCCCCGGTCCCGGAGCCGGACGAGGAGGAGGAGCAGGACGAAGGCGAGGGCCTTCTACCCATTGAGTTCAAGAGGATTCGGGACGACGAGGTGTGCCCGGTTCCGGAGCGGTCCTACCCCGGTGACGCGGGTATGGATCTGACCTGCGCTCGCCAGGTGGTGGTGATGCCAGGTGCCCGGGTGCAGGTTGCCCACAACATTGCGGTAGCAATCCCGGAGGGCTTCTTCGGGCTCATCCTGCCCCGCTCCAGCGCGCTGCTGAAGAAGGGCATCCTGGTCAGTTTGGGGATCATCGACAACGGGTTCCGTGGTGAGCTACAGACCGTTGTTCACAACCCGACCCCCCGAGCTGTGTACATCGAGGAGGGGGACCGGTTGTCTCAGCTCATCGTCCTCCCGATCATCGGAGTGGAGTTCCAACACGCCCGTAAGGATCTACCGCCTGGTGATCGTGGTGAGAGGGGTTTCGGCAGCACGGGCGGAATGGGGGCGGTGTAACGGTGAGTAAGCAGAAGGACGTAACCGGCAGTACCAAGGAGATGGAGGAGCTGGACGTGCCCGAGAGCTTCAAGCAGTTCCTGGTCAGCAACAAGATGGACGAGTTCGTCCCGAACAAGCAGTTCCTGGGTGAGGTGTACAGCCGGGCCGAGTTCCTGGAGGGAGAGGTGGATCGCCTCACCCGGGTGGTGAAGGACACCAACGGCAGAGCCGACAAGATGGCCGAGGAGCTGGCGGCCTCGGCCCAGCGGATTCAGGCGCTCACTGCTCGGCTGAATTCGCTGCTCGTGCAGCTGGACGGGATCATCGGGACGCAGCGCCTAATCGGCTAACTCGTCCTCCTCCGCTTGCTTCTGGAGGATCTTAGCCAGTGCCGTGGCCGGGACCCGCAGGGCTGGACTGCTTGCGGTGTTCCCGGCCTTTTCCATTGCGTTCACCATGCGGGCCAGGGCGGTACCGGTGCCCCGCTGCCGCAGCAGGGCCTTGGCCAGGAGACGCTGGGCGATGATCGCGCCCCCGGTCCCGGTCAGGGTACCAGCGATGTCCCCGGACAGGATGCCGTAGCTGGCCCCGAGGACGAGGGACGTGTTCAGGGCTGAGCCGATCCTGCGGCCCGTGATGGCAGCGTCGGCTCGGGGCTGGGTGGACTTCACCTGTTCGGTAAACTTCCTTACCTCGGCCAGCTTGTCCGGCCCCAGCACGGTCTCCAGCCGGTCGAGCCCCATGCGGGCGAGACCGGTTTGCAGCTTGGCCCCGCTGATGCGCTCGCCGCCCGTGAGCCCCTTACCCTCGCTGGCCCCCGCGATCCACTGCTCCAGCATGTGGGCACCGGCCGCATCCAGGGCCTCGGCGGGCATCAGCTTCTTCGCCAGCTTCAGCTCCTCTACCGTGGCCCCCTTCAGCACGTCCGCGATCTCGCTGGGCTGGGCCTTGGCCAGGGACCGCATGCTCCGGCTGTTCCACTCCTTCTGGAATTCGGCGTGCTTGCTGTTGGCCTCGCGCCACTCCTCCAGGAAGCCGCCCTTCTTCGCGGCACGCTCCATTGCGGTATCGACGGCCTCCACCAGGCCCTTCTCCATCGCCCCGGCCGCCGTCTTGCTGATCTGCTTGGCTTCGGTAACAGCCCTTACCCGGTCCATCAGCCGTGACCGGACCTGCTTCATCAGCTCGAAATCGATCTTGGCGGGCAGCTTCTTCAGCTTCTTCAGGGGGGCCAGTAGCTCCTGGCCACCGATCCCGGCCGGACCCTTCAGCTCCTTCACCATGCGGTCGGCCACACCCTTGAGCATCTTGGTGCTGACCATGCCGTCCTTGCCCGCAGCGTCCACCAGGGGCCGCATGGTCTGGTCGTAAGCAGTGGTTACCTCGGCCTGGGCAGCGTCCTTTGCGGCCTTCTGGGCAGTCTGCCACGTCTTCCCGAACTGCTCACCCGTCTGCTTGCTCACGTTGCTAACGTTCCTTACCAGGTTGTCGGCAGCGGTGGACAGCTCGGCCACCTGCCCCTTGTCGAATGCCTTGAACAGGCTGGAAGCGCCCACGGACTGGCGCAGTGCGGCTTCGGTCTGGCCCACCAACCCGGTCTCACCGGCCTGGAGGGGACTAAGCCGGACTCCCTCCGTGGCCACGGGTGCCTTCGGGGCAACCTTGCCGAGCACGCGCCCGGCACCCTTCAGCATCGGGCCGGTGAGCAAGGCTCCCGTAGCTTCTCCCATGCTGCCGGGGTCCCCCGCAGCTACGCCCCTGGCCATGTCCACGGTCCCGGGGCCGACCACCGGAAGGGCCGCGCCCCCAGCGGAGTGGGCGACGTTCGTGCCCGCAGTGATGGTGTCCCAGACCCGCTTCAGCCTGGTCGCGGTGTCGTCTTCGGGCTTGTGTCCCCCGATCTCCTTCAGCTTCTGGACGCCGCTCAGCACCTCATCGAACTTGCCCTTGGTGGCCTCGGCCATTCCGGTAACTGTCTTTACTGGGGAGGTAACCAGGTCGTACGCCGTGCGGGGTAACGCAGTGAGACCACGGCCCACCCCGGATGCGAACTGGGACACGGCACCTTCCGGTTCCGGGGGAGGAAACGCCTTCTGCAAGGCAGCCTGCATCGTCTCCGGCGAGGTGCCATCCGGAAACTCCGCGACTCCACCGTCTGGTGTCTCAACTTCGATCATTCGAGCATACCTGTCTGGGGGTTGAACTTGAGACGCTTGGGGGTACCGGTCTTTACACCGGACACTGCACTGCCCGGCTGCCCGGGAGGCCCAACCTCCTTCATGATCTTGTCCGTGAGGGCGTTGATCTCCTCCACGGTGAGGGTCCGGTTGGCCTCACGGGACCCGATGATCGCCTCCGATGCCATCGCCATCCCTGTCAGCTTCTGGGCAACCACGTCCAGCTTGTCCCCGGGGTTGGGAGCGAAGGGCTCGATCAGGACTGACTCGGTGGGGCTGAGAGCGACGCCGCTGAGATCCTTGCGGACAGCGGCAGCAGCACCAGCAACCCGAGCCTGGGCGAGGACCCGCTCCCTGTTCGGGGTAACTCCGGGTACCTTCTCCTCCAGCAGCTTCTTGCCGGACCCGACGAGCCCGAAGTCGCTGTCCTTGAACTTCCCCGCCTTGATGTCGGCCAGGACCGACTTCACGTTGGTGAGGCTACCCCGGGCCGCCTTCAGTGCCTCGTCCGGCTTGGGAGAACCGGCCTTGCTCGCTTCGATCTCCTTGCGGGCGGCGATCTCCGCAGCTTGGCGGGCAGCCGCCTGCTTCTCGGTGTACACCGTCTTCGTCAGCTCGGCCATCGACTTCGGTTGCTGGCCACCCCCCATCTCTGGGGGTAACGGCACCATACCTTCGACGGCGGGCGGGAGCTGGCGCTTTGCTGCCTCACCCGCTAGCTCCATCTGGCGCTGCCGCTGAGCTGCGGCGGCGGCCTTGGCCAGAACCTGGATGTCGGTCTGGGGACGGACGGGGATGGGGGCCTGGCCCGGACCCACCCGGGGCACCATGATCTCGGGATGCTGGCCCGGCATCTGCACGGTGGGGCCGAAGCCCTGGTCGGGGGGGAACATCTGGTCGGGCGCGGGCCGCCCCTCCAGCAGTGCGATCTCCCGCATCGCGTCGTCCTGGGCCTTACGCCGGTCGTCCAGGTCCATCGACTTCAGCTCACGGTCGTACTTCGACTTCTCCATCTTGAGCTGTTCCATGCGGATGGCGCGGTTCTCCTCCTCGATTGCTCTCCGCTGCTCGTCCAGCTTCTTCTGTCGCTGGTTCTCCAGCCCCATCTGGTAGTACTGCCCGAACGTGTTCATGGCAGGACCGATGGAGACGCCCAGGTCTTCCAGGAAACTCACGTTACCCCCTCGCCCAGTCGTACTGGTATGGAGACTGCATCCAGTTCGGGATGGTGCTCGCACCGGCCTGCCCACCCGGAGTAAACGCACCGTTACCGTACATGTAAGCGAGCATACTGTTCAGGCCGCCCGGCATCTGGGCCGGGGCCAGGCCCCCAGCGGTCTGGAAGTTGATCGGAGTGCCCCCGAACATGGGACTCATGGGCTGGTAGGCACTGGGGTCGAACCGCTCGCCACCGTAGCCGGTGGGCACGCCACCCGCACCGCCGCTGAAACCGCTGTTACCCTGGTACATCCGGCTGAGGATGCCCTGAAGGAAATCGTTGTTCTGCGCCGCCGTCGTATCCTTCTGGTAGGCAATGGGCTTCCGGTTCTGCTCCCTGTGCTCGAATCCGGAATCCTCCTTGCCCCTGATGTACCCGCTCTTGGTGTAGATCGGAACGGGAAGTTCCCCCCGGCCCGGCTGCGTGCCCACGGTGGTGCTGCCGGGAAGCGTCTGCGTGGGCAGGTGCAGGTCCGGGTTGTTGGGATCGGTGGGGATCGGGGTAACGAGGCTATTGCTCGCCCCGTACGTGGACTCCTTGTTCCACCAGCTCGTGGCGCTCGTGGACTTCTGCCCCACACCGTAACGGGACACCAGGTCGTTGGCGATGCCGATGGTGTTGTTCTCCTCGGCACGCTGCCGCAACGGGAGGGTGGTGAGGAAGTCACTCAGTGCGGAGCCCCGGGTGGTCTCGGTCCCGCGCAGACCCGCTGCGGCTGCGGGTCCCGTGATCCCGCGCTGGGCGAGAGCTGCGGACACCGCATCGTTCACGCCCGCGAAGCTGCGGTTGATGTCCTTGATCCCGGTGGTCTCGAATCCAGGGGGGAGGCCCGGGTGCTGGAGCCGCTGGCTCACCAGGTTCTTCGTCATCCCCGCGATATCGGCGTACTCCGGGGTGATGTAAGGTGCGCTACTTGCGTCGGTGCGGGACCCGCCCTGGCCCTCCGTGTTGGACCGGAAGCTGGATTCGGTGTAGGTCGGCCAGGTGGAGCGCCAGTCGTTCCACCACTGCCCCTGCTGGTTCGCAGCGAACTGCTGCTGCTGGAACTGCTTGTTCCAGTCGAACTGCTCCCGCTCGAAAGCAAGGCGGTCGGCTTCGGATCGCTTCTGCTGCTTGCTCCCGAAGATCCCGCTGGCGAGGCTACCCAGCCCCATCGCAACCGGTAGAATCCAACCCATCGCTCCTCCTCCTGGCGGTACGACAGTCCCCGTGCTGGCCATTAGATGCTCCTCGTCAGGTCAACCAGGATCGCCCTGTTGTGGTTGTACCCCGACACCTGGTTGTAGTCGGTGGACGGGCTATTGCACCCTATGGGCAGGGTGATCGTACCACCCTCCTCCATGTCGAGGACCCCACAGAAGTGGGCCTGGACCACCCCGTTCCCGGCTGTCACCGGGAAGTAACGCCTCCAGTGCTCCGTTTCGGTGCCGCCCTCCATGACCGGCACACCATCCTCGTTGACGACCATCGCAACGTAGTCCCCGAGCACGCTGGGATCGTTGTTGGGGTACAGGGTCACCATGATGTAATAGAGGTAACGTCCGGCCCGCTCACAGGTCAAGGCGTTGGTGAAGGCCACCTCATCGAAGTTGTCTCCGGACATGATCGTGTCGAACCAGCAGACACCACTGGGGGTGGGGATGAGGGGCGGCGACTCCCCGACCAAGTACGCCTCGAACCGATGAAACAGGTACTCGAATCCGCCGCCCGCGATCTCCTTCTTCTTCCCCAGCAGATCGGTGAGCTGGGACAGGGTGACGAGCCCGGAGCCGGTGGTTGCGGGGTGCGCGTTGGTGACCTGGCGGCCCCCGGCCTTGTAACCTACCTTACCATCCAGCTCGGCCCAGATGTTGCGGATCGCGGTCTGGATGCTGATTAGCTCCAGCTTGGCTGGCATCTGTCGGGTCATAGGGGCAGGCTCTTTTGGTGCGTGTTGTCGTCCTCGTTGCCGCTGATCGTGAACGCGATCTCGGCCCAGTACATCTCCATCGCGTGGTTGTCCGCAGTGGACTCCGCGACACCCGAATAGACCACGACGCGGGTCGCGTACCCCTTCGCGTTTCGGGGGTAACGCGCCTTATAGGGACGAAGGCCACTGTCCTCCGGGGTGATGAGCTGGTCCTGTCCCAGGATCTCGTCGTTCAGGTACAGGCGCACGTAGCAGGGAGCGAACAGCCGGGACAGCATCCGGAATTCGTCCAGGGCCACCAGGTCGTTGTCCTTCGTGGGCAGGATGAGACCGGAGTCGTAGCACACCTGGCTCGGGGGCCGCAGCTGGTAGTTCAGGCGGATGCCCTTCAGGCTGTACTGGCGAGCAGTCACGGAGAACTTCAGCTGAGCGGAGCGGAAGATCGTGTCCAGGAACTGGCGACGGTAGAAGCCGAAGCCGCCCGGCCCACACAGGCCGAACGATTCACGCAGCTGCCCGTCCACGTACAGGCCGCCGCCGCCCAGCACGGGCGAGCACCCGCTATCGCTCTTTACGTAGGCTTGCACCTCGTTCAGATCACAGCGCCCGAACATGTTAGGCATGATCGCAGGGGTGTGGAGCGTTACCAAGATGGGTGTGTCCAGGTTCACCCCTTGTCCGGCTTGGGCCTCGGTGTGATCGGCCCGATCCGGGTGGAGTAGGCTGTAGACGTAACCGTCCACACCTCCTGCGACCAGGGTGCCATCGGGCTCCACGAAGATCGCCCTCATGGCCACGGGCATCACCATCCGGTCCCACTGCGCGGTCCCGATCCGGTTGCGCCAAATCACGTTGCTGTCGCCCCCGCTGGGGATGGTGAAGCCCACGTTGACCCAACGGGACCGCTCCGCTGCACTGAAGCTGTTGTCCGGTCGGGCCGAGAATTCGTCCAGCCGCATGCCGATGTCCCGGCTCTCGGCCGTGCTCCCGCCGCTGAAGGTCCCGTGCGGGGTGATGCTGTAGAAGAACCCGTCGTTCACCGCAGCCCGGTGTCGGCCCCCGATAGCGACGGGCAGTATGCCCTGCCGGGTGAAGCCCCGCCACAGTAACGTGTTGTTACCCTTGTCCAGGGGCACCGCCGTCTCCCCGTCGAACAGCATCCAGCCTTCCTCGGCCCGGTAGAAGATGGTGTTGCCATCAACGGTTACATCGGGTCCGATCGGGGGCTTGCCCAGGTTCAGGCGAGCTGCGGTGAAGTCAACCAGCCCAGTGGTCCCGTCCACCTGACCAGTCCCGCTCACCCGGATGATGTCCTTGCTGGTGCCCACGAACAGCGCGTTCCGGGTGCGCCTGATCCAGTAGGGCACCTCGCTCGGGCTCCCCACCTCGATGGCAAAGTCGGTGTAGAAGACGCTGGGCATACCTATCGGCGAGTACTTCAGGTGGGTTGCGGTCAGCTCCAGCATCCGGCTCAGGAAGTTGTCGCAGTCGATCATGTTCCCGTCCGGCACCTCGAAGTTGTCGAGGTACTGGTTCCGGATCAGGATGTCCGCTTCGTTACCTGCGATGGTGGCGACGAGGCCATCGGTGGGGTTTCCCTCGACGGGCAACCCTGGTCCGCTGAACCCCACGTCCACGAACCGGGTCCGCTCCCGCTTGCTGAGGCCGGGCGTGTTCGAGCTGGTGCGACTGAACTCATCGATCCGCATGCCGTCACCGGCCCCGAGCGCGGAGAACTCGCCCACCTTGTAGTACTGGTCGAGAGCGCCGCCCTGCATGTAGACCCAGTAGTCGGTCCAGCCGGTGAGAGCGTTCGTGGACCCTACCAGCTCGCTGGACGGGATCACCGCCGTGGCGTTCTGGAGAGAGAGGAAGACGGAAGCGGACTCGGATGATGCGGGCGACAGCTCGACCCAGCCGTTGGCGTCCCGAGCCCTGCGGAGCCTGATCCGGTACGTGCCGAAGAAGGACGTTCCACCAGAGATGATCCGCAGGTCATCGTAACGGACGATACCACCGGCCTTCTTCGCCTGGAATACCAGCTTCACCGCACGGATCGTGCTCCACCCGAGCCCGGCATTGGCCCCGACCCGCTTGAACGCGCCACGGGGGATGGCGATGGTGTTCCAGCCCTCGTCGCCCGTGGAGCCCGGCTTGATGCTGGGGTCGGTAACGGTCTGTACCGTAGTCGTCTTCGCCTTGGCAGCGGCATCGTACTTGTACCCCATCGGGACCGCGAACAGGGACAGCTTGTTCCCGATGCTGGGCATGGCCCCCGGAATGTCCTGGAGCGGGACCCCGTTGATCCCAAGAGCGAACTCGTACCGGTCCGTCTTGAAGGGGTCGGCCCCTGCCGTCATCCCGAACATGAGCGTTACATCCTTCGCATTGGCTGCATCGGAGATGTAGATGGAGAAGCCAATTAGGTCGGCCGAATCCTCCTGGTAGTTGTTAGGCGTGGAGTAGTTCCAGTAGCCGCTGGCGATGGTCCGCATGATCGTGAT